AACACTAACACAACACAAGTAGCTACCACTGCTTATGTGCAGACAGAACTTACAGACTTAATAGGTGGGGCACCGACTGCATTAAACACATTAAATGAACTAGCAGCAGCAATCGACGACGACGCGTCTTACGCCTCAACGTTGACTACTGCGTTATCTACAAAGTTACCACTTGCTGGTGGAACTTTGACAGGGGATTTAACTGTTTCAGGTAATCAAGTTATAACGACTAATACAAGTGCTGATGTTAAGTTCTCAGTGTGGAGCGGAACTACTTACGGTATAGGCATGACCTCAGGAGTCACTTACGGTGGCCTCAATGACTACGCTATGACGTTCTGTATGAATAATGCCGCGTCGAGGGGGTGGTGGTGGGGGTACGCCGGACAAAGCAAGTCAAGTGGGGCGATGTCATTAACAATGGCAGGACATCTTACTTTAGCGGGGAATGCAACCTTTGCAGGGGATACATTTTCAACTGGATTATATATAAATTCAGCAAGTGCTGTTTCTGGGACTCAAGTCGCTATTGTTGGAACTGGTACTGAAAATTTACAACGATGGGGATCTGCCAATAGCGGGCAAGCATCGTATAGGTTTAGAATAGATCAAAATTATAAATTTATCGCCAATAGTGGTAGTGGTGATAATATCACATTAGATTCGTCTAATGGAACAGGCTTCTTTACAGGTTCACTATCCGCGTCTAACCTATCCGGCACAAACACAGGCGACCAAACGCTTCCAACTTTATCTTCATTAGGTGCATTGTCAACTAGCGGTGGTACAATGACGGGGGCGTTGGAGCTCGGGGTGTACGCTTCAACTGTTCAAGGTGTTTTAAAGTTAAATGGGTCTACAGCGAATAAGCAGTCCGTTATAAAAACCACAGATGGCAATCTACACATAGACGCCGCCTCCGGTAATGCTATTTATTTAAACTGGTATGGGGGAACACAAGGAACACAATTTGGTGATGGGTCTGGCGCGAGCGGCGCAAGCGTAAGTGCTGGTGGTGTTTACACCGCTACAGGAGGTACGTCCACACAGTGGAATACGGCTTATACTCACTCACAAGCAACACATGCGCCATCGGGTGCAACGGTTAATTCAGCTGACGCTTATTTATTAGCTAGAGCGAACCACACCGGGACGCAGGCATACAGTACGTTAACTGGCACCCCCACAATACCTTCTGGTAACGCTATATTAGATTGGACTGCAGACCAAGGTTCAAGTAATATACACGCTAACAATATAACTGGTTATATAAACACAACTGAACCAAACGAATCATTCAACCCTTTTGGCGGACAGAAATTTCATGATGGTGTATTAACAAACGCATTAGCGGGTAGGCACTCTAGATTTACGGTCACTGTTAATGGTACCACTGAGTCGGGAGCCCCTCTGCAGCTATCAAACCAAAATTTTGAGCAATATAGTACTAACAACCTTTTCGGGACCAGTGCAGGTGAGACTAAAGTGTTCAGTATTAATGTTCAATCTTTAGCAACAGGCTCCGTTAACTCTAGTGGTATAACATATTGTGCAGGGTTTTTTGATGTATGTTTTTACTCTAACCCCTTCCCTGCTTCATGGTCTGCGAGGGTTAAAAACAAAGATGGTAACTGGACAACAGTATCTTCTTTTACGAAAATTGGGAATTCTAAATTAAGAGGCGTAATACCTATTAGTAACTACTTAACAGACATTGAGTTCACACTAGTAGCAAGAACAAGCGCTCCGTTTGTTACCGGGGCTATAACCTACGGTATATCTGAAATGGAAATATATTTCAGTAGAATAGCGGCTTCGCAGGGAGGTAACATATCTTCTCTTGGTGGTTATTTAGGTGGAACAATAACAACTGCTTCCGGAACAACCTCTAATAATTGGAACACAGCCTACGGTTGGGGAAATCACGCTAGTGCTGGATATACTTCAAATACTGGAGATATTACCGGAGTAACAGCAGGCACGAATCTAAACGGTGGCGGGACATCAGGTGCGGTCACTTTGAATTTGGATTCAGCCATTGAATTAACCTCTGTACAATATGGTTCAGGGGTTACATTGTCTGAATCAGGTGACAGGCCAGACTTGCTTTACATTGAAAGTGCAACGGCAACTTGGGGTGGGTTGCAAATAGGTAACACATCAAGCGAGTTCATTTTCTCCCTTATGGGTGATGGGACACAAGGCGGTATTTTTGATGACCAAAATTCTGATTGGATTCTTCAGTGGACTGAAAACGCAGGAGTTCAACTGAGATACAATGGTGGAACAAAACTTGTCACTACAAACGGAGGTGTATCTGTTACTGGCGCTTTAACAACAACGGGCACTGTCACCGCTACTGGAGGTAATTCCACCGAATGGAACACAGCTTACACAGACCGCAACAAGTGGGATGGTGGGGCGACCGGCTTAGTGGCGGCAACAGGTAGAACGTCCTTAGGACTAGGCACAGCAGCCACAACAGCATCTACAGCGTACGCGACATCAGCACAAGGCACATTAGCAACCAACGCTTTACCAAAGGCAGGTGGTACGATGACCGGGAACCTGACAATGACAGGCTCTCCTGTACTAAGCATCGCCACCCACACTGGGTATGAGATTGATTTCACGGGTACCACAGGAGCCACTAACATCCGCTCTGCAGGCACTAACATGTTCCTTCTTGCTGGTACTGGTAAGTCGTTACGCTTAGGTTCTAACAACGTTAACACAGAACTAGACCTGTACGACGGTAACCTAACCTGTAAGACTAACATAAATCCAGACGCAACCACAACCTATGACTTAGGTAGTGACTCTCTACGCTGGTGGACGGTATTCTGTGAGACACTAGATTCAGCAGGTCTACATGAGAAAAACCTATCTAATAAAGATGTAGGTGACTACCCAACCGGGACCGTCCTAGTATGGGCTAACGGAAAGGCTGTGCCTTCTATCAACAGGGCCGACTACATGAAGATTGGTATTGCGGTTGAGGGAATGAATTCACCTCTTGTACACGGAGCGGAGCCGGTGCTTTGCACTGGGCCTGTTAGTGAGGGTGACTATCTAGTCACTTCGCGCAAAGAGGGACACGCCGTAGCAATGAAAAGGCAAGCGGTTAAAGAGCAGGGTCTTATGGACTGTGTGATAGGTAAGGCATTAATGGCAGGTGATGGTGGAAGCCACCTTGTGAAAACTTGGTTAACAATTTAAGATATGGCGTTTAGAATATATAAAGGTAAATTTCAAACCAAAGCAAACCCGGGTGATGACTGGAACATGTCGTACATGTTCGATGCTGAAGGTGACATGCGGAAGACTGACGCGGCTGGTAATGACATTGGCTCTATTAGCGGAACAGGTTCAAACTCTGTTTACGTTACACCCACAGGAACTGCTGCACAAAATGGAGTTTTATTACTTGCTGGACTTACAGATGCAATTGCTAAAATTGTCAATACTTCAGTTCCAGGTTCAAACATTCCTATGAATATGTATGAGCAATCTGGGCCATCATCTTATACTGGCTATGCAGTCAGTGCTGTTCAGTTTTCAGTCGTGCCACAATATCAAGCAACATTCTTGCCTGATGGATTTACTCCAATGCAAGTTTTAATAACTATAAATTGGGTGGGCGCATATGGCCCTGACACTTTTGAGTTTGACATTACCGACTTAAGTGGGGGGCCAATTATGATTGGAGGCGGCCCTACTCCACTTTTCCCAACTCCCACTTCAACTTTAACAGTTCCTTCAACTTTAATAATAGCACCTGGAGATTATAGTATAGCATCCGACTTCATTTTGAATAATTTAGTGAATGTTACTTCTTTAACTGGTCAAGCAGATGTTAACATAAGCACAAGCAATGTTAAGATACAATCGGGAGCAAATAATTCAAGTCATCCTATCAGCGTTGTAGGTTTAAATCTAACAACATCGCTTTGGATTGAAAGTAACTTATCATATTTAACTTTTAAAAATTGTAAGGCTTTAGGGACTAATTCGTTTAGCATAGAGCCAAGCGGAACAGGTTCAATATCGGGAACTTTTGAAGATTGCACAGGGGACTTTAGGTCTTTCGGTAGTGGTGTTGGAGTAACTGCTTCGGGTTTATTTATTAGATGTAAGGCAACAAGCAGTGCTGCTTTTGGTGGGAAAGGTTCTACGTCTGGCTATTTTGAACATTGTGGCGGTGCAGTATATGCTCAAGGGTATCTAACAGGTGCGCCATCGGCATCTTTTGGTTCAGATGGCGTTACTGTTAATGGTTATTTCTATTACTGTATAGGCAGCGGCAGCAGTTTTGCATCACAAAACACAGGGGCTACAGGTGCTGAATTTCACTATTGTAAAGCAATGAACCAATCTTTTGGTTATCGAAATACAAATAACTCAGGCAAATACTATAATTGCTCGGCTACTAATGCAGGGAATCAATGTTTTGGTTCAAATGCCTTAAGTGGAGATACTGCTGCAAATGCCCGATATTATAACTGTACAGCAAATACTATAGCACAGAACAGCACTTTGTCTTCTCAGTTCTATAATTGTCACGCTGGTTTACATTGGAATGGTTACATTGCAACTAATGGGGGATTAGCTTATAACTGCTCTTTTGGTTCGGTTGGTAATCAAGGTGGAGTTACTGGAACAGGTAAATATAGAAATTGCTTAGATAGTTCATTTGAGATAATTAACGAAGGATAAAAATATAAAAATGAAAGACTTTAAAAAAATGCACAAAAACTCTGAATGGGTCGCTTTGGTTAATTATCAATTGTCAGATACTGAAAAACAGTTAATGGATAAAGATGAAAAAACAGATGCAGAATTACTGTTAATGGGTGAATTGCATAAAAAATTTGAATCACAGCCAAGCACAAAAGAAAAAGAACTTTTAGATAAAGTTTATGAATCATTGTTAGATAGAAATGATATAAGCAAAGAAGATATCAATTTACAAGGTGCGCATATAACGATAGAAAATAATAAACTAAGAGGGGTTTTGAATCTAATTGGAGATGATGGATTTCAGCAATTATCGTTTTAGTAACCTACGGAACTCATCGCGGCAGTACAGGCGCAACAGGCAACTATCGAAGCACTAACTGCTCGTATAGAAACACTTGAAGGATAATAAACACTAAACAAACATTATGATCGATAAATTAAAAACAATGGTAGCGTCCTTTAAGAAAGGACTTATACAGTATCTAAACACAAAACCATCCGCCGTATCCGCTACTTTTACCTTAGGATTAGCTATTGGAGCGTTTGATCTCTCCCTCGGCTTGTTCTTCCTCGGAGGGTACGCTCTTTGGTTATTCGCAGGTAAAAAATCTAAATAAACAACTAACAACTTAAAAAACAACTAATAATGGCAAACAACATTCAAGACCCCCAATATTACCAACTCGCTTCCTTTGGGGCTTTTGGCTTCCGTAAAATCACATCAACATATACCCCTATTGCGGGAGAGGACTACAGAGTAGTCTACGCTTTAACCGCGGCCACTTTGTCCGTAACCTCTGGATTAGGGGACGACCTAGTGGGTGTTGACGTTGCGGCGGGTACTGTAATTTACGGAGTATTCTCCGCTGTATCTGTTAGCACAGGTACTGTAATCGCTTACTTGGGTTAATAATGCTAGCTCTAGGTCTTCAAATAGTAAACCTCCTTGAAAAAGGGGCGGCAAAATTCACCAGAATTTGGAATAACATTTCATCTACCTGGGTTTCGACTACTGGTAACTGGAATAGCTAATAAATATATACAATGAATTTAACAAACACTCAAGTACAAAATACTTACGGAAACGTGCTGACTATCGGCACTATCGCAGGATCCCCAGTTACGGGGATTTTCCAAAACGGAGGAGGGTCGGATATTACGGCCCTAACCATGAGAGGCGCGCTGTCTCTGGCTCATGATAATACCTATTCGCATTGGCAAGACTCCAATTTAGGATTACAAACCCACGTTGGGTACGAAATTTATTTTGATGGACCATCCCCCGTCAATATTTACAATGCCACCACCAGAACTATGTTCTTCCACGGGACGGATACTTCTGATATTAAGTTAGGGCTAGGCACGTCGTTGGACATGATTGTGTGCGCCGCTAATAAAAACGTAGGTATTAATACCGCCAACCCAACGGCTCAGCTGCATGTTGCAGGCAATTTTGCAGCGGTAGATGTATCCGCATCAGGTAACGTAGTGGCAGTAGATGTGTCTGCGTCAGGAAACTTAGCAGCCACAGGCACAGCCCAAATCGATTCCACAGCCACCCCAACTATTACTCTAGCTACTCTAGCTGCGGGGCACAAGGTTTTGACTAACACAGCGTCGGCTGATCGCGTTCTAGGCACACCAGATGTGTGGATGAAAGTGACTGTAAACGGGGTGGATTATGCTTTCCCAGGCTTCACGGTATAAGAAAATCTTAACATTCCCTTATACAGGTGATATAAATAATAGTATTATAACCAATTAAATTAAATATAATGTCAAAAGTAGAGAAAATCACACCAGAAGAGCTTGTTGAGCTCCAGGAATTTGTAGGTAAGCTTAACCAAGTTCAAATGGAACTAGGTAAGTTAGAGTTACAAAAGAACCAAGCTATTAGCGCGTATGCAGAAGTGCAGACGTCCATGCGCGAGTTTCAAAAAGGACTAGAAGAGGTTTACGGCCAAGTGTCCATCAACATCGAAGATGGGGCCATCACGGTTCCTGAAGCCGAGGAGGTCACTGAAGGTGAGTAGTCTAATCCGCAAGATTAGCATCGGTAGGGATTATAAAAACGAAGCAATGCATTACGCCGTAGGTCAAGAGGTCTACGGCGGGCATTGCATTTGTGATATAATTGAAGAGGGCGATAAATTCAGTATTTACATACGTAAAGGCGAAGAGGTATTACCCTGGAAGGGATTTAACAAGAACATGGCTATAGCTGTGGAGTATAAGTTAAAATACTGAAGTGAAATCACCTTATAACTTTATGGTTACCCCGGCAGAAGGGAGATCTACTAATGTTAGAGAAGTGGGGGATGCAAAACTTATTCTTAACTCAGACATGCAGAACCATCAGTATGTCAGCAGAGAAGGTGTGGTCGTAGAGCCGCCTATCATGGGCTCTAAGGGCTTATTATCCGGAGATAAGGTGATTTTGCACCACAACGTATTCAGACGCTTCAGGGACGTCCGCGGCAATGAACGAAATAGCACTAGCTATTTTAATGAAGACACATTCTTCTGCCAACCGGACCAGATATTCTTGTACAAAAGAAGTAACGAGTGGAAGGCCGTAGAGGGCTTCTGCTTTGTAAAGCCACTAAAATCTAATGACGAAACCACGTTAGACAAAGAGCATCCGCACAAGGGGATTATCAAGTACACTGATAAGACAATAGCGGGGATGGGTATTGTAGAGGGCGATGTTGTTGGTTTCACCCCAGACAGTGAGTATGAGTTTATGGTCGATGGCCAGCGCTTGTATAGGATCCGTTCAGGGGATATTTCTATTAAATATGAGCGCAAAGGAAACGAAAGAGAGTATAATCAAAGCTGGTCGCAAGGCAATTGAGGAGTTAGTTAAAGTGGCCCATGAGCCTATCGTAGATTCAGAGGATGACCTCAGTGCCGACAAGTTGAAGAATGCAGCAGCTACAAAAAAGCTCGCTATCTTCGACGCGTTTGAGATTCTAAATAGAATCGAGGAAGAGGAGTCTATGATAACCGGTAAGCCTGTAAACAAGGGAACAACTGAATCCTTTAGCGGGTTTGCGGAAAAGCGATCTAAGTAATGTACAAACAGACACTAGTGCGTACGGTTCAACCCCTTAAGCTATCGACGGTGAGTCGCATGAATGCAGCTAAGAAGTGGGAATACGGATATGACAAGGAGCATGATATCATTGTTATCAGTAAAACCGGTCAGATTGGAGAGATATATGATATTCAAGGGCTAGTTGTTGCCTTACCTAAGGTTAAGAAAGCGGAGAAGGATAATAATTTAGGGAAAAACAAATGGATAGCCACGCAGTATCCAGAGGAGTTGAAGAACATTAAGAATATATTTGACTGGAAAAAATATCCAGAGGCCTTTAAGGAAGAATGGGAAGACTATATAAACAATGAATTTAAAAGGCGTGACGAAGGCTACTGGTTTTCTAATAAAGGTGTTGACACTTATATTACTGGTAGCCACTACATGTACCTTCAGTGGTCCAAAACAGACGTCGGCAAACCAGACTTTAGAGAGGCAAACAGACTCTTCTTTATATTCTGGGAAGCATGCAAAGCGGACGTGAGAAGCTATGGCATGTGCTACCTTAAGAATAGACGGAGTGGCTTCAGCTTCATGTCAAGTGCTGAGACCGTAAACCAAGCTACTATTTCTTCAGACTCCAGGTTTGGTATTTTGTCTAAGTCGGGTTCTGATGCTAAGAAGATGTTCACGGATAAGGTTGTTCCTATGTCGGTCAACTATCCATTTTTCTTTAAGCCCATACAGGATGGTATGGACAGACCTAAATCTGAACTTGCTTACAGGGTTCCGGCGTCTAAGTTTACGCGTAAGTCTTTACACACACACTCGGATCTCGAGGCGCTACAGGGGCTAGATACGACTATCGATTGGAAGAATACAGGAGATAACTCCTATGATGGCGAGAAACTAAAGTTATTGGTGCATGATGAGAGCGGTAAGTGGGAGAAGCCTGATAACATATTAAACAACTGGCGGGTTACAAAAACTTGTCTTCGTTTGGGTAGCCGTATTATCGGCAAGTGTTTAATGGGTAGCACTTCAAATGCGCTAGACAAAGGAGGTAATAACTTCAAAGGGCTGTTTGAGGGATCAAACGTTTCGAAGAGAAACCGCAACGGACAAACAAAGTCTGGATTATACAGCTTGTTTATTCCCATGGAGTGGAACTACGAGGGGTTTATCGATGAGCACGGCATGCCGGTCTTCGACACGCCTGCAGAGGATGTTTACGGTCCATTTGGTGAGGTTGTAGATGTGGGGGTTATAGAACATTGGGAAAACGAAGTTGAAGGTCTTAAAGAGGACCAGGACGGGTTGAATGAATTCTACCGTCAATTTCCTAGGTCGACGGAGCATGCTTTTCGAGACGAAACAAAAGATAGTATATTTAATCTAGCAAAAATCTACGATCAGATTGATTATAACGAAGACTTGCGTAATACTAATGTAGTGAGTACTGGTAATTTTCAGTGGGAGGACGGCATCAAAGATTCTAGGGTTGTGTTTAACCCTGATGCAAAAGGAAGGTTTAAGCTCTCGTGGATTCCGCCACTAGCCATACAAAATAGCGTGGTGGTTAAGAATGGGGTTAAGTGTCCCGGTAACGAGCACATGGGCGCATTTGGATGTGACTCATATGACATATCCGGAACTACAGATGGCAGAGGCTCTAAAGGAGCGTTGCACGGTTTGACAAGATTCTCTATGGAGGATTGCCCGCCAAACCAGTTTTTCTTAGAATACGTTGCCCGCCCTCAAACAGCGGAGATGTTTTTCGAAGATGTTCTTATGGCGCTAGTGTTCTACGGGATGCCGCTATTAGCAGAGAACAACAAGCCTCGACTGTTGTATTACCTACGCAGGCGAGGATACCGAGGATTCTCAATGAACCGCCCAGACAAAGCTATTAATAAGCTTTCGGTAACGGAAAGAGAAATAGGTGGAATACCTAACTCGAGTGAAGATATTAAGCAGGCACACGCTGCAGCGATTGAGATGTATATACAAAACTTCGTGGGACTCAAGGAAGACGGGTCATGCGGAACCATGTACTTCAACAGAACGCTAAACGATTGGAGTAAATTTGATATAACAAAGCGTACTAAGTTTGACGCTGCGATCAGTTCAGGACTAGCTATTATGGCCTGCAACAAACATTTATATACGCCGAGTAATAAAATTGAAAGAGAACAAGTAAACATAAGCATGGCCCAGTACTCTAATACTGGATCACGATCAAGAATAATTAACAATTATGGCTGAGTCAGTTACAAATAGTTATTTCCCATCCCAGACCGCGGGCGACAAAGAGAAAGCTTCTCATGAGTACGGGTTAAAGGTTAGCTCCGCTATTGAGCGCGAGTGGTTTAACGGAGCCAGCGGCTCTAATAAATACGCATCCACTGGGGATTCGTTTCATCTGTTGCGTCTTTACGCTCGGGGAGAACAACCCATCGGGAAATACAAAGATGAGCTATCGATCAACGGGGATCTATCTTATTTGAACCTGGACTGGAAGCCCGTACCCATTATCTCAAAGTTTGTTGACATTGTAGTCAACGGGATCTCAGAACGAGCTTTCCAAGTAAAAACATTTACACAAGACCAGCACGGAATGAATAAGCGCTCAGCTTATATGAAATCAGTGCTTAAGGATATGCGCTCTGCCCCAATGCTCAACGCCATACTAGCGGGTACTAATATTAACCTATACGAGAACAACCCAGCTGAGTTGCCTGGCTCGAAAGAGGAGTTGGATCTGCACATGCAGCTTAACTACAAGCAAGGTGTGGAAATTGCAGCGGAGCAAGCTATTAGTGTTACATTAGCGGATAATCGTTATGATGACGTCAAGAAACGAATCACTAAGGATCTAACCGTTATCGGTATTGGTGCCGTCAAGCATAATTTTAACGAGAGCACAGGTGTGGAAATCAACTATGTTGACCCCGCTAACTTAGTATACTCCGCAACGGACTCTCCTTATTTTGAAGACATTTATTATGTAGGAGAAGTTAAGGAAATCCCCGTGAACGAATTGATGAAGATTTATCCAGATATGGATCTAAGTGAAATCGATAAGAGTTCTAGGACTTCAAAGTTTGGTAACGGTTCTTCGTCTCGGGATCGGGCGGACAACAATTTTGTTAAAGTATTGTATTTTAATTACAAGACATTCGCGAACGAAGTGTACAAGCTTAAAACAACAGGCTCTGGCGGGAGTAAGATTATCAAAAAAGATGATACCTTCAATCCTCCTGTGTCTGAAACTATGGAATATTCCAAGCTATCTCGCTCAATAGAGGTCGTTTACGAAGGGGTAAAAGTAGTCGGCAGTGATGTACTGCTGGAATGGGGAGTTGCGGAAAATATGACTCGCCCTAAGAGTGATAGCACTAAAGTACGCATGAACTATAGCATTTGCGCACCAAGTATGTACCGCGGTAAGATTGAAAGCTTAGTCGGTAGAGTAACGGGCTTTGCGGATATGATCCAGCTCACTCACCTTAAACTACAACAAGTCTTATCAAGAATGGTACCAGACGGCGTTTACCTAGACGCAGACGGGCTATCGGAGATTGACTTAGGCAACGGAACAAATTACAACCCGCAGGAAGCACTTAATATGTTCTTCCAAACAGGTAGTGTTATCGGGCGCTCCATGACGGCTGACGGTGAACTGAACCACGGCAAGGTTCCAATTCAGGAATTACAATCCGGGGCGGGAAGCAACAAAATCAATGTACTCGTCAACACGTACAACTATTACCTTCAAATGATCCGTGATGTTACCGGATTGAATGAAGCTCGTGACGGCTCTACTCCAGATGAGAGAGCACTAGTAGGTGTGCAGAAGATCGCAGCAGCGAATTCCAACACAGCCACACGTCATATCTTAAACGCGGGATTATTGCTAACCGCCGAGTTAGTAGAGGGTATCACCCTACGCATCGCAGACATTATTGAGTATGCCCCCGCAAAAGAAGCATTCATTCAAAAGATTGGGGCTCACAACGTGGGCATCCTGGAAGAGCTGAACGAATTGCATATCCACGACTTTGGTATCTTCTTAGAGCTTGTGCCGGACGAAGAAGAAAAAGCATTATTGGAGAATAACATCCAAGTAGCACTAGCCCAGCAAGGCATCGACCTTGAGGACGCAATTGACATTCGCGAGGTGCGTAACCTTAAGCTAGCTAACCAGTTGCTTAAGTTGCGTCGCAAGCAGAAGCACGAGCGTGATCAGCAAGCACAGCAGCAGAATATCCAAGCACAATCGCAAGCTAATATGCAGGCACAGCAAGCAGCAGCACAGCTGGACATTCAGAAACAGCAAGCTATCGGACAAGTGGAGGCTCAATTGGAGCAGATGAAAGCGCAGCTCGATTCCCAGAAGCTATCGCAGGAAGGAGCTCTCAAGAAGGAACTAATGGAATATGAATTCCAGCTTAATATGCAGCTTCGTCAGATGGAAGCCCAAACGTTAAAAGGTCGTGACGACCAAAAAGAAGACCGCAAGGACAAGCGCACTAAACTTCAAGCCTCTCAACAGAGTGAGCTTATTGATCAGCGCAAAAATAATAAACCACCAAAGGATTTTGAATCCTCAGGAAATGACATACTAGGCGGTGGTTTTGGCTTAGGTTCTTTTGATCCTAAGTAATATACAATTTGTATAATCTTATAATATCATATCATGTCTAAACAAGAAGATCTCATAGCTGAGGAACCGGCTATTGAGGATACCGCAGCCCCTGAGGCTGAAGTAGTGGAACAAGAGGAAGCTCCTGAAGCCACTAAGAAAACAACAGTAACCGAAGACGGAACATTTGTCGTTAATTTAAGCGATGATCCAGTTGAAGAAACTGTTGAAGCAGAAACCTCTGAAAACGAGGAACAACAAGAGGACACCCCTACTCTAGAGTTGGTGGTAGATTCTGAAGAAGAAATTAGTAAAGTGGAAGTGGATGCTGCCGAGGAGGTTGAGAAACCCGTCGAACAGCCCGCTACAGAAGCTTTGCCTGAAGGCGTCCAGAAGTTGGTTGATTTCATGGCGGAAACAGGAGGTAGTCTTGAGGACTACGTTATGTTAAACCGTGATGTCTCTCAGTTGGACGACAAAGCCCTGTTGCACGAGTTCTATAGTCGTACAAAGTCTCATTTGAATAAAGAGGAAATTAACTTCCTTATCGAGGATAACTTCGATTACGATGAGGACCTAGACTCAGACCGTGATATCAGGCGAAAGAAATTGGCGTTTAAAGAAGAAGTCAATGCTGCCAGTAAACATGTAACTGAAATGCGCGAAAAGTATTACAGCGACATTAAAGCTGACCCCCGTTTAACCGAGGATCAGGCAAAAGCAGTGGACTTTTTTAATAGACACAATAAAGAAGCGGACGAGATATCCACAGAGAGGGAGCGATTGAACGGCATTTTTAACAAACAAACAGATAAGGTTTTCGGAGAGGACTTCAAAGGTTTTGAATTTCAGGTAGGGGAACAAAAATATAGGTTTAACGTTAAGAATGTAGATAGCGTAAAGGAAACACAAGGTGACATTAAGAACGTATTCAAGAAGTTTCTTGGAAAAACGGGAGAAATGACAGATGCTAAAGGTTACCATAAAGCTTTGTTCGCAGCAACTAATCCAGATGTCGTCGCTAACCATTTTTACGAACAAGGGAAGGCTGATGCTATTAAACACAGTACAGCTGCTTCTAAAAATATCAATATGGATCCGAGAGGGGGACATAACAAAGTTGATAATGCGGGAGCCTTTAAAGCAAGGGTAGTTAGCGGAGATGATACCTCCAAGCTTAGGATTAAACTAAGTAAATAAACTAAAATAAATTAAAATGGCAACATTTAATGCGGGCGTCGACCTAAATGCGGTACCAGCCCCAGTAAAACAAGCCCTTTCGGGCAACTATTTGGACTTCCATAGTGGAGCCGCCGCCGGATGGGCGCAACAGCACCTACCCGAGCTATATGAAAAAGAAGTAGAGCGTTACGGCAATCGTTCCGTAGCTTCCTTCTTGCGCATGGTAGGCGCTGAACTACCTATGACTTCTGACCAGGTTATTTGGTCTGAGCAGGGTCGTTTGCACCTCGCTTATGAAGGCGCTACTGTTGTAGGCACAGACTCTACTAACCTCGGAGACAACCTCACCGTGACTGGACACGCAATTCGCGTTGGCCAAACGGTGGTTATTAGCGATGGCACTAACACTGTTAAAGCTTATGTCCATTACACGGCTACCAACCAGGTAAACGTGAAGACTTATGCTGCTGCTGATTTATTGGCTGCTGGAATTGCAGACAATGCAACAGTTAAGTTGTTTGTGTATGGTTCTGAGTTCTCTAAAGGAACTACAGGAATGAACGGAGCTGTTGAGCCTTCTTTCAAGTCATTCACTAACAAGCCAATCATCATCAAGGACAAGTATGAGGTCTCCGGATCTGACGCTTCTCAGATTGGTTGGGTTGAGATTTCTGGTGAAGGTGGTCAGAGTGGTTATATGTGGTACCTAAAAGGTGAAGGCGACACTCGCGTTCGTTTTGAGGACTACCTAGAGATGGCGATGGTTGAAGGTGAACTTGCAGCAACTAGTTCTGGTGCTTCCGGTACTGTTGAAGGTACGGAAGGTCTTTTCGCAGCTATCACTAAGCGTGGTCACAAAATGTCTGGTGGATTCAGTGGCAACACTGCATCAGCGTTGTCTGACTTTGACGAAGTGTTGAAGAAGTTCGACAAGCAGGGAGCGATTGAGGAGAACATGTTGTTCTTGGATCGTGAGTCTGCGTTGAACATTGATGACATGGTTGCAGGTCTTAATGCTGGCTACAGTGGAGGTACATCTTACGGTGTATTCAACAATAGCGAGAATATGGCTCTAAACCTTGGCTTCAGCGGTTTCCGTCGCGGTTCTTATGACTTCTACAAAACTGACTGGAAGTATCTTAACGATGCATCCACTCGCGGTTTGATTGATGACGTTAACGGTGTTATCGTACCTGCTGGAACTAGCTCTGTCTATGACCAGAACATGGGTAAGAACATCAAGCGTCCATTCTTGCACGTTCGCTATCGCGCCTCTCAGGCCGATGACCGTCGCATGAAATCTTGGATCACTGGTTCAGTTGGTGGAAACATCACTTCTGACCTTGATGCACTTGAAGTACACTACTTGTCTGAGCGTTGTCTCGTTGTACAAGGAGCTAACAACTTCATGCTACTCGTCTAAGACGAAAACTGTAAGTAATTTACCCTCGGCTTCACGGTCGGGGGTAAACCTTACTTTTCTAATTATCTTATAAAATTATATTATGGCAAAGAAAAAAGCCGTCGCTCACACTGCTATTGCAGAAGAGCCACAAGTGGAAGCACAGACGCCACCTAAAAAATCTGTCAAAGTAGAACCTTCAACCCCCAAGTGGGAAATTAAAGACCGAAGGTATATGCTAAAGAACGGCCAATCGCCGTTAACCTTCACTATCAAATCAAGAGAAATCTATTGGTTTGATGAAGATAAAAATTACGAAAGGGAACTTAAGTATACAAAAAACCAGAAGACTGTGTTTGTGGATGAATTTAAAGGCGATGCGCGTTTAGATCACATCACTTTTGAAGATGGGGTTTTGTATGTACCAAAACAAAAGCAGCCGTTACAAAAGCTCTTGTCACTGTATCATCCTGATTTAAACAAATTGTATGTAGAACACAATGCTGTTCAGGATGCGGTGGATGAGATGGATTCTATTGAGGCAGAGATTGAGGCTTTGATGTTAGCTAAGGACATGGATATGGACCAAGCAGAAGCAGTTATGCGTGTAGAGAACGGAAGTTCGGTTACATCTATGACTTCGAAGGAGCTACGCCGCGATCTATTAATCTTCGCTAAGAAAGAGCCAAAGCTGTTTATGAGTTTAGCTACTGATGAGAATGTGGAAATCCGCAATATGGGTATACGAGCTGTTGAGGCGCGCATTATCGATCTTGCACCGGACCAGCGCACTTTCACGTGGACATCAAATAACCGCAAGTTGCTTACAGTCCCTTTTGATGAGAATCCTTATTCGGCACTAGCCGCATATTTCAAGACCGACGACGGTATTGAAGTCTACCAGAGCGTAGAAAAACGATTGAAGTAATCAAACCTATTTGTGTGATCCGGGTCGCTTAGGCGGCTCGGAAACACAATATAAACACCAGTTATGGCATTAAGTGTAGACACTATTTATCAAAAGGTACTTGCAATCCTGAATAAGGAGCAGCGAGGTTATATAACACCTGAAGAATTCAACCTTTTTGCTAATCAGGTCCAGATGGACTTATTTGAGCAATACTTTTACGATATCAACCAGTTCGCTAGAATCGACGGAAATGACCTCGATTATGGCGATATGGTGACTAATTTGCATAATAAGATTAGTTTATTCGAAACAGAAGTGACATTAACTAGAAACGGTAATTACTTTTCTCTACCCGCTGACCTATACAGAATTGGGACAATAACATACGGTTCCATTGAGGTGGAGCGTGTAACAAAAAACGAATACATCTATGCGAATTCTGCGCCTCTTACAAAGCCTAGTAACAAACGTCCGCTCTATACTAAAAATAGTAGTGGAATCAAAGCTTACGGCGATACTGAATTTTATACTACAGGGGATATTGATTGCAACTATGTTAAAAAACCTGTTAAAGTAGTCTGGGGTTATTCTACCGTTGGCGGATCCGCTTTATATAATTCGGGGGCGTCAACAGACTTTGAGTTGCACGACTCAGAAGAGGTTGATTTGATTACTGGGATTTTGGAGCTTAGTGGCCTATCCCTCAGTGATTACAATATGGCTCAAACCGCGGCTGGCATGGATGCTAGATCTACTAACCAAGAAAAAGCTTAACAAATGGGAATACTCACAGGCACTGATCAAAGCTATTACACCGATGCTGATTCCTATGGGAATTACCAGTTCACTTCGTTAGATGATATCATAAGCAACTTTATGGTTGTATACGTGGGTGAGGGCAAAGCTATATCTAAAGTGAAAAGATTAGACGTAGCGTTTCACGCCCAGAGAGCGTTACAAGAACTCAGCTACGACACTTTGCGCAGTGAAAAGTCGCAAGAACTTGAGCTGGACACCACCATGTCTATGCCCATTCCCCGAGACTACGTGAATTACGTAAAAGTCACATGGGTGGATGGTAATGGTGTAGAGAGAGTCATTCAGCCCGCACGTAAGACAAGCAACCCATCAGCGATAGTACAAGACATCGACTATAGCTACATGTGGGATACGGCCGGGAACCTGCAAACGGCGAGCAACTCGTCCACTTGGACTAAGTTCCGTGAAGCTACCGGAAAAGCCGATATTGAAAAAGCTTATCAGCAAGAGGAGCAGGGCTATGGCCAACGGTTCGGCATCGACCCTCAATTTGCAACAGCTAACGGGACTTTCTTTATAGACCCTGTTCGCTCAAAAATATATTTCAGTTCAAACCTAGCTTCGGCTATTGTAACTTTGAAATACATCTCTGATGGCGTTGCCACAGATGCTGAAATGAAAGTGCATAAATTTGCAGAAGAGGCTGTGTACAAATTTATCGCTTACGCTATTCTATCCACGAAATCCAACGTACCTGAGTACGTTATTCGTAGATACAAGAAAGAGCGGTCCGCCACAACTAGACAAGCAAAACTTAGATTAGCAAATCTTAAATCAGAGGAACTCGGCCAGGTAATGCGTGGCAAGTCTAAGCAAATAAAACACTAAGCTATGCCTGAACTTAAGCACACATTCACCTCCGGTAAAATGGATAAGGACTTGGATGAGCGCCTTATCCCAAACGGCACTTATGTTGATGCGGTAAACGTTCAAGTCGGTAGCTCAGAGTCAGGAGACCTAGGCGCTATAGAGAACGTCCTGGGTAATACTCGACGCAGCACGTTGCCCGGTTTGCTTAACCCCTCGACAGTGGGATCAATCCACGACAATTCCAAAAACTTAATTTATTGGCTAATCACATCTGATAATGTGGATTGTATTGCAGAATACAGCCCCGCTACGGGTGTTATTACCCCCGTTTTAGTCGACACTGGTAGTGTTTTAAACTTTAGTGTGGATAACCATATTACCGGCATCAACATCCTTGATGACATGTTGATGTGGACGGATAACCTGACGGAGCCTAAGAAGATAAATATTAGTACTTTTAAAGACGGCTCCACTAACGGGTTCGGGACACACACCCAAGTTTACGGTCACGCATTCACAGAAAGGGACGTGACAGTCGTTAAAAGAGGCCCTAGGCGTACACTTACAGCTAGTGCTAAGAGCACCTTAAAGCTAGGTACAACTGTAGGTACGGGGCTAGATCCCGTGACTGTAACTTTCAATTTTACAACAACTGTTGGTTCCACATATGCTATAAAGAAGCCCGGTGAGGCTGTTAGCTTACTCGTTAACAATCAAGCCCATCCTAACTGGGATGTGGGTGATGTGGTTTCGTTGAAGTCCGCTACATTAGATCACCGAAATTTTGAATCAGACCTGGAGGTAAGAGTAGTGATTACATCTATCACAGGGACCACATCGATTACTGTAGGGGCTACAATTAGCTCTATTTCCCCTGATGTACCCAATGGTTCAACCGAGTGGTCTTGTGTATACGAAGAAGACAGCCCTATTTTTGAGAAGAGGTTCCCTCGGTTTGCTTATCGCTGGAAATATGCCGACGGGGAGTACTCTCCATTTTCCCCGTTTACCCAACCGGTTTTCAATGCTGGTGAGTTTAAATACAGAGCTGGGGACGGTCACAACTTAGGGATGACCAATAACGTACGCACCGTGACACTCTCCGCTATGGAGACTCCGCCTGAGGAGGTTATAGAAGTCGAGCTTATCTATTCTAACGCCGGTAGTGCTGGTGTTTTTGTAGTAGAAAAAAGCGACATAGCTACAACATCATTTACTGTTACTTCTGAGATCATAGATCTAGTGGTTGGTAGCGACCAACTCACAAGGGTGTGGGATGCTGTCCCCCGAAAGGCTAAAGCACAAGATATCACGGGTAATCGGGTATTGTATGGCAACTACACCGAGGGATACAATATGACTATTGGTTCTTCCGCTAATAAATTATTCCCTGTACTTAGCACATCTGTTACCAATACTAGCCACCCGCAGGTTGACACTGGTCGCCCATCTATTAAGTCCATCCGCTCTTATCAAGTTGGTGTAGTATACGGGGACAAGTATAACAGGGAATCCCCTGTGTTCACATCCGACGGAGCAGCCTTTACTATTCCTAAAGCTAATGCTAAGGATATTAATGCTATCAATGTATCCGTCACTTCTGGCTGGCCTGTATGGGCTACTTACTTTAAGTATTATGTCAAGGACGTATCTAACTACTATTACAATTTAGCCCTCGACCGCGTATATAAGGCTGATGACGGTAACGTTTGGTTGTCTTTTGCATCTACAGAGCGTAATAAGCTCCTTGAGGATGACTATATAATTCTGAAGAAGAGACATAACGACTCAGGAGCCGTCACTGGACCAGCTAAGTTCCGGGTACTTGACATATCCAATACACCGCCATCAGATCTAACCCTGTCCAGGAAATTACAAATTAAGGCGGCCATAAAGACTAAACTAGGGAACCTCGACCCGCAAGTGGGGCAGTCACAATTTTACTTTCAAGGTCCCGAAGAGGCCTACGAGCCGGACTTTGTTGCGCATATGAAGTCGGGCGCTGTGATCCGGCTATCATGGCCTCACACAGTCTCAGGGCTGACCACTGTCACTGACTACTACGAGGTGCGCTCAGTCGAAATAGATCGGAGTGTCAACGCCTCGGCTAACTGGGATAAAGTAGGGTTTACTGTCACTATGACAAAAAGCTTTTCCGCTTACGAAGCGGATCTAGTTAACGTCGTTAGTGCAACCGCTACAACTATAGAGATATACTCAGAAGAGACAGAAAATAAGCCTGAATTTGAAGGTAAGTTTTTTGTTAAAATTCACCGCGACCCAGGACTGGAAGAAAATATTATAAACCAAACTTCGCAATGGGTTAGCTCATGGGAACCCATCGGGAGCTCAGGCGCTATAGATATAACTTCTATTACGGATCCGACCGCTCCGGCAGGCAACCCGCCACCCGCTCTTATATGGGGAGAACATGCTAATGCCCATCCCCAGTCTCTTTTAAGTGTGCCACTCGATGGTCAGGATTGGATAGGCATAGGCGTGGACAACAATGAGTACATATCAGCTACAGCAGGTGGCAGCAACTCGGTTTCGTCCCCCTCATTTTTTAACCTTGATGCTTCCGGACAACGAATCACTAAGACAGGCATAGCTTTCTATGATGATCTTCTAATCGTAGGCAACTACGTTAGGTTCGACCAGGATCCTTCGTCTAAACGCTACGAGATAAAGAGTGTGGTTGATTATTCCACTACCCGAGACGGAGATGATGGGACTAATTCTTCGTTTGCTAAAGAGAACATGCTCGCCCATAAGGTTGTTACCTTCACTGAGCCTGTGACCGGGACCTGGGCCGTTGCCTCCCCGTCAGCTATGGATATGGCAGTGGATGTGCCAGCGGGCATTTGGACTGATCAACTGCAGGAAAACGACCTGGTCCTAGCTTCGCCCAACCCAGCGGTATTTGAAACGGAACCCGCAGACCACATTGACATTGATTTGTACTTTGAAGCCTCCGGAGCTTATTATACAGCGGACCACGGGAGCGCTCAAACGTTAGATTGGAGTAACTGCTACTCCTTTGGTAACGGTGTGGAATCAGATCGTATTAGGGATGACTTTAACGCGTTGCGCATGGGTAAGGGCATCAAAGCCTCCATGCCTGTGGACGAACCCTATGCAGAAGAGAATAAAACAAACGGTCTTATATTCTCAGGTATCTACAACTCTACTCGTGGAGTAAACAACCTGAACCAGTTTTCATTAGCAGAGGGTATTACTAAAGATCTTAACCCCGAATACGGATCGATTCAAAAGATCCACGTTAGAGACACCGATGCAATTGTTCTATGTGAGGACAAAGTGCTACGTGTACTAGCAAACAAGGATGCCTTGTATAACGCTGACGGTAATACTAACGTTACCTCTAGCCGAGCCGTTTTAGGAACAGCCATGCCTTACAGTGGTGAGTTTGGTATTAGTACCAACCCTGAATCTTTTGCGCAGTATGGCTTCCGAGCTTACTTTGCTGATAAATCACGAGGAGTGGTGATCCGATTGTCTAGAGATGGCCTGACGCCGATCTCAACGCGTGGTTTGACTAGATGGTTTGCAACGAACTTGACCAATAATACTGGTAACATCATTGGTTCTTATGACGAGCACAACGGCTCTTACAATATATCTTTAGACTCAACGACTGTGTCTTTTAAAGAGAACACCTTAGGCTGGGAGTCTTTTAAGACCTTTGTGCCTGAAAGCGGGTTATCTCTTAACGATACATACTACACCTTCAAAGGAGCGGATGTATGGTCCCACGATAATGCGGTCCGCAACACTTTTTACGGCGGGGCATTAGCTCCATCGACTATTACGGTTGCGTTAAACGACTCTCCTTCTGAAGTCAAGCGTTACAGTACTGTAGGATATGAAGGTTCCACAGGATGGGCTGCAACAGCCTTCCTTACCGATTTAGAGACAGGAGGAGGCATGACCTTTACGAATAAAGAAGGTAAGTGGTTCTCTCAAGTTAAAGGAGCAACAACAACATGGACGGACGACTCATACACTGGCAACATTGACTTCGCTGCTAGCACAACTAAAGGGCTTGGGACAATCAGCAGCGTTACTACGAGTGCTTCAAATAACGTCTTAACCTTCGTTGGTGTCGTAAATGAATCCCTTCAGCCTAACAGTGGAGATAAGGTCTTTGCTGAAAGAGCAAGTGGTATATATACTGTCGGGGAGTGTATAGCAACCACATCTAACACGGTAACCGTAGCTTTGCCATTAGCTCCCCCCAGTGGTTGGTTGCCGCCAGTCGCTGGTGAGTTTGCCTTCTTTGTAAAAAACACTGAGGTTAATACTGGAGGATTAGCTGGATACCACGCAAAATTAACACTGTCTTCTTCAGAGTCTGCGATGACGGAACTGTTTGCCGTCAACTCGCGGGTAACAATTAGCAGTTAACTAACTGCAGTAAAGAGTAATACTAATAAAGTAAAAATATAATTATGCCAAACGCAAATCTAATGATGGAAGGTACAAGTAACTTCGCCCAAGGAGTGGGTAAGGTTGCGGGTGCCTATGGTTCCAGAAAACAAAGCAAAGCTGAAGTTGATAGGACACAAGAGGCCTACGGTATCAGCAGAGACGCCTATTTTGATTATGACATGTCAAACCCGTTCTCTGGGATGCAGAGCAACTGGGCTAACGCTACCGTTAATCTTGAAGCTAACCGCTTCGAAGAGCAGAGTAATCAAAGTGATTTCGCAACAGCTATAGCAGCCCTCCAAGCGGGAGGAACTGGAGCGGCGGCTGTTAATGCCACATCAATGCTTAATCTACGTGGACGGCAGGTGGCTCAGAGAGCTACGCGCATCGGAGCTCAGGAGTCAGCAATACAACGCGGTATGGCACAAGGACAGGACCGTATGGATTTGATGGGTGCACAGACCGACTTCAAAATACAAGCATCAAACTTAGACAGACTAGGTACCGCTTTCGGAATGGACCAAGCCGCTTATGCGGCAGCAAGTAATGCAGAGATGAACCGCAAACAGATGTTGTATACCGGGTGGGGTGAAGTTGTTGCGGGAGGATTGGAAGTAACAGCTGGATTGATATAATAAAACACAAATTATGAGTAACATATCAAAAACTTTAATTGAAGGAGAACGCTCATTGCGCTCACAAACCAATAGGCGGGCTTATATGGATTCCGCCCCTGCTCTAAAGAAAACCTTTGATGCTACAGCAAAAAGCGTAGGTGATGCGTGGCAGGAGATCATAAATGAAGACAAAGTGGTCAATGCTGCTTACCAAGAATTGCATGATGGTCTACCTGACGTGGTGGATGCTTCGCTGGAAGGGATGAGCGACGCGGGTGTACATAAAAATGCCTTAGCGGCTCAGACAAAGCATGCGGAAGACTTGGTAGAAGCGTATGGTACGCTGGTAGGTGAGTCACAAGGCTTGTCTGGCAAATGGGGGTCTAAAGCAGTAGCTAGAAAAAAAGAGATTAGATCAGAGTTGCAGGATCTGACTAAAAAATTAAAAGTTATGGTCGGTGAAAACTCTAAGCTTAAAACGTACTTAGAGAACATGAAGGAGAATGGTCGACATGTTTCCCTAGGCAACATGCATACCGAAAAGGGGCGGAAAGCTTACGATGCCAACGCCGCCCTAGAAGCCGGTGATCAGAAGGAGATTGAGTTTGACAATAGTCCCTCCGCTCAGGGAAGTGAGTCCATGATGACAGATGGCCAGTCTGGCCCGGGAGCAATACCCACTGTCCCTGAGGTAAAGGTAATAACATACAACGAGAAAGGTGAAATGGTGATCGGTGGAAAGTACTCGTTAAAGGATTTGGGAGGGCTGGAACCAAAAGCTTATGATACAGCTAAACTTATTGGGGATAAGCTCATGGAGTTTAATCAGATGACTTTTAAAACAGGTGTTGAAAACCCCTCAGAATGGAAGAACGCCTCAGCGGACTTTGCCGCTGGACTTATGAGTATGGATGACGCTACAGTTATGTCTCTGGCTACTGACCGGTTGATACAGGGTATCGATCCTAAAGCACTGGTGTCGCCCTCAACGGTTAATTCTGGAAATATGAAAGACATACGAGAAGAGCTTGTAGCCTCCCTTCTCCTTGTAGCCGAGGATCATTATGCAGCAGGTATACCTGAACGCCAGAACTACTTGGACAATGCAGCCGATGAGGCTGCTAAATTGCAGGGAAAAAACTATAGCAGCTATAATAAAGGAAATAAGGATAAGGACGGGGGGGGCAAATCACTCACCCCTGCAGAGAAAAGGGCTCAGACAAAAATCACCCAGACAAAAACAGCTCAGACGGCATTTACAAACTTCAGGGACATTTCGAAGGAGGACATGGCTAGCAAGGAAACGAGGGAAAAACTACTTCGCTCTTTAAGAAGTAATATGAACTCCAATCTTAAAATAAAATTTCAAGGACTCGATAAAAAGGTGGGAATTAAAAGAATGGAAATTAGTGAGTTAGAAGATCTGCCAGGGACTATAGTGCTGACGGTTTATGGGGAAGGCAGCGAAGGGGACAAGTTACAAAAAATGATTCCCGTTGACCTCAATAAATGGGATGCAGAAATTCCGGCATTTAGAGAGTTCATACAAAATGAGCTTTTACTCCAACAGTGGGAAGCTGAAGAGATAATCAAGTAAACGACCGATATGAGTAATACAACACAAGAGCAAGAGGCTCCCACCACGGGCAGTGAAATGCCTCCTGGTATCATTGAGGATCTGCATTCAGCGTTTACCGCAGGTGGGTATGTAGATTCAATAGAAGAATTTAAACATCTACTTGGCTCCGACAATGATGCCTTCAATGACGCCTTCCAGATAGCAAAAGATGGTGGATATGTAGACGGATTTGATGGATTTAAAGAACTCTTGAATTCCGAGCTGGGGGGAAAGATCAATGCTCAAGGTGCGGGTGCCGCTGCGAGCGAGAAAACATACGCACTCTTCCCCAGCGTAGCGGCAGAGGGATTAGAAACTATTTCAACCGTATTTCCCGCTGGATTCAAAGTTATATCTGATCATAAGAAAGAGGTCAGGTCTGACGAGTTTAAGGATAAGGTGAAGGAGGCACAAAGCAAAGTAACTCTTAACGGCAAGCTGGTGCGGGGCACCCGCCCCAGTTCCAACGGATCGTCCCTCGGTAGGCTTAATAACAAAAAGTCAGCTAACCGCACTGTTTATGAATATGATGCCTATGCAGATCAAGCAAAAGCGATTGTTGCGAACAAGGAAGGCAAAGCAGTGGCAGAACTTAAGAGAGATGATTGGGCTGAGACAGCGGTTTGGCTCGCTCATGAGGCCATTGAAAAAGGTATGCGCGAGGAAGTATTTGAGGGCTTGATTAGAGATGTTAGCGAAGAAGATAAGCAGAAGTTATTAGAATCAGAGTACTTCAAAGAGTTTTCCGAGGGGGCTAAAGCCGTAGATTCAGACCCTAAGAGTCTCTCAGCGCGTTTTCTTGAGGTTGGTGGGAAAATGCTTGGTTACACCCCTCGCGAGGAGATGTCATTTTATAGGCTATCAGGGAAAGAAGCAAATGACGCCATGACTAGCTTTATGGGGGCAAAGCTAGAGGAAATAGATAAAACAGTCAGTGACAGGTTTGCTATCGTCGATAAAGATATAGCTGCGAGGGTGGCCATCCTCACTGATATGACCTCTGATTTAAAAGCCCTTGAAGAAAAATTAAAAAGGCCGGACATCTCAGATGAAGAATACAACGTATTATATGAAGAGTATAATCAAGCAGTGGGCGATTACAATATTGCCTATGCAAGCTACCAAAAGGTAAAAGATGAATACATGCCTTTGGCTGAATGGCATTTGGACCCGTCACAGCTGGCTGATTTAGCGGGGCGCAGCTACAGGTGGGACGATGTCTTAGTCGCTAGAGTGGATGCAACTTTGCTTGATTTATCAGCTAATGTGGTTGATCTAGCAGAAAGTAGCGTGGTGGTGCTTGCTGGGGCTTTAAATAGCGCCATTAATTTTATAAACCCTAGCGATTGGGGTAGCCTCCCTGGTTTGAGCGAGATGGTAAAGAATGACGTAAATAACACCTCGGGAGTTGAAGCATTTGCTAATATTTTGCGTGCTACAAGCGAGGATATTACAGGGGGTGTGCGAAAACACCAGGCCTTTACCGGTGACCATGGGATAAAAACGGGTGAGGACTTTCTTGAAGCTACATTTGATTTATTCACAGGACAGGCGGTTAACGTCGCATTAACAGCATCAACTGGAGGTTTGGGATTATGGCTATTAGCCGGATCTGCAGCGGGTGGAAAGATGGCAGAGCTGGAAGACCTCCGAGAAAAGACTGGGGCATTAGTGACCCCCCTAGAGTATTGGGGCAGTTCTATCGCTTATGGATTGGGTGAATATATTACGGAAAGAGTGACATTGGGACAGTTTAAAATGGCTAGGGAAGGAGCTAAGCAACTTATGCGAACAGGAAAAGTCTTAGCCACAGCATCAAGCCGAGCAGCCTTAGCTTCGCGATCTCTCACTAAGTATGGATTGAACGTTAACTCGGAAGGCATGGCGGAGCTAGGTGCTTCGTTGATTCAGAACATGGCAGATAAGTACATCCTAGGTGAGGATATCTTATTGACTAGAGGGTTGAAAGAGTCTTATATTTCAGGAGCGGTTATGTCCGGGCTAGGGTTTGGTGGAGTAGGACTCGCTACTGATATGGCCGCGTCCTTTAGCTTATCTACGGAACAACTTCAAGCCAACCGTAATTCCAAGGAAATGCTCAAGTTGCAAGACATGATAGTGGAAATCGAGGCCCGCCCAAAGGATGAAAATGGTAAGATTTCAGATAAAAACAAAAAGGAACTCAATGCCCTAGCTGACAAACAGCTCGAACTATCGAGCAGTAACATAACCTTAATGGGGGTTATGTATGATCGCTTGAAGGACATCAATGATGGGGACAAGCGGACGCTAATGCATCTCGGTCAAACAGCCTTTAATATCCGTAAAAAAATAGAGGGGCTCACGGAGAGCGGGCTTGAAGGTGACATGCTAAAAGACGAATATCGTAAATTAGTTGTCGAACTAAACGAGATACAGGAAACAAAGGATGGTATCATACATGGGGCCACTTACAAGGAAGATACTAAGCGAGTCCAAGACAACTTACTAAGCCTGCAAGCGCAAGGCATTAAGATTAATTACGTAAATGTAGATAATCCCGGTGATATGGTTGAAGCATTAACTAAATCTATTAATGAATCAGATTTAGATGATGACGCAAAAAAGGAAGCGCTAGCTAAGGTAGAAGGCGTAGCTGAAGATGCTCTGAGGTCCTCAGCTAACGGCCTTGCTTTATCCGAAGAATTAGGGGTTCCCACTATGGTTACTGTCAAGGGTAGATCTATTACCAACGCTGGCACAGTTGCTTCTCACGAGCTATTCCATGTGTCTGTAGAGACTGCTTTAGAGAACAACGACGTTGATATAATTAAAGTAGCCAATGAGCTAGAAAAATATGCAGGCAAGCGCTTTAAGAAGGCTAAGGGCCTATTCAAGGCTATAAGAGCTGCATATATAGCCGAAGAGAATCGCGCCATTGAGGAAGGCACCACCCCCCGGTCTAAAGAAGAATTAGAACGATTGATTGCAAAAGAAATCTTAACTAATTTTTCTACATTCGCCAGGGAGAACAACCTAGAGATGGACAGGACAGCTGGTGCGCGAGTGATGGATGTTATGCGTAAATTCATAGGTAACCGCTCAGAGCTTAGCTCTATAGAGTCAGGAGCGGACGTGCTTGAATTTCTGCTAGAATACAATAGTCGCTTCGAAAAAGGCGAGGTGGGACATTTCGTAAGTAAAGTTAATGCGGGGAGCTTAACCTTCGGTGATAATTTCAAAGTAGCAAAACCAGGCTCTCAAAGACCAGCCAACCCACGCTCTAATAAGAGTGTTGACATTAGCGGCAAAGTCCAAAAAATCTACGAAGAAAAAGGAACTGACGGGGCTTTCGAAATTGCTATGGAGTACCAGGGTATGGCTATCACAAAAGCCGCTAAGTATCGTAAAGTCCCAGGATTCAAAGCAGTAGAGGATATCATAGTTGATGAGATTATGACTAGCAATAGAGGCGTGTACGGTATGGTTATGAAATATGACCCGGCCTCTAAAGTTCCTTTATCCGGCTACATCAATAAATTCTTAGAAGTCCGGGCTGATGAAATTGCTGGCAAATTATTAGGCACGGAGTTTACCAAAGATGTGACAGAACTCAAGGACTTAGCAGCAGATGAGGTAAGTATTGAGGCAAGTCAAGGCCCTAAAGATGGCAAGCCTAAGGTCTCGTCTATTATCCGACGAAAGCTTGGACTAGATGATTCCCAAATGGCGGAAGTACGATCAATCGTGGGAGGAACATTAATTTCACCTACCGCACCAAAAGTACTAGCTAATCTCAAGGGACACCCGAGGGCTTTCGCTGATTACTTATCGAAGGCCTATGGTAAGGCTATTTTTAAGTTGGTTAAAAACCACATGGGTACTGGAGACATGTACGTACTGTGGGTAAAAAAGAACCTGGAGCTTTTTGATAAGCACATGCCCCTATCCGCACTCATTAACGGCAAAATGGACTTATTCTATAAGCCTGAGCTTGATGAGAGCGGCAAACAAAAAAGGATGAACACTATTGAGGCTAACGACGCAGGTATCCCTATGGATAAGACCGGCGCTGGCCCATTAAAGTGGACGCGAGTTTCTCCTACTTTAGAGGCTTGGACCGATTGGGGACTAGGCAAGGGCATGGCCAAGAACACTAAGCCTGCTCGTAAAACGACTATGGCTAGACTAATAGCTAGAGAGCTGGGCCTTGACGCAACTATGGAAGTATTGCGCAACCCGGCCATACCAGAATTAGACGCTAACGGAAAAGAAACCGGTAAAGTTCTTAACGCATTTAGCGTGGTGTCTGAACTTAACCAAGAGTCTATTCGGGAGGATCAGATTGCAGCTATGGTTGGTATCCAAGCGCAGCGCTCACCTGATTTACGCTTTGGCCTTCCGGTCAACCGCGCTCCGATATATACATACCCCGCCAAAATAAAGGTTGGTATTGAAGCCATTGATAAGCAGTTGCATGAATTGCAAAAAGCCGTCAATAAGCGAATGGTGGGCGGAATTACGAGAGAGCAGGTCTTGAAGGACAGGGCTGAGTACCCAGAGGTCCAAAAGCAATGGGACAGTTTAGATAAAGCCATCAGTAAATCCAAGGGGATGATTGAAATAAACGGAGAACCTGTGGAGCTAGCTAAGTACGTTAAAAAGATAGGCATCAGCAAGTTCATAGAAAATAAAACTGAGGAGGCTATGGGGTCCCGCAGTGCGGAGATGGTTTTGAATGCTAAAGGAGCGCGGTGGAAAGGGGAATACAAAGATCATATTTTCGCTACATGGGAGGCTTGGGCCAAAGCGACTCCACCCCATAATTACGGCGTAGGGTTTGTTGAGGTTATAAATATGTTTACCTTAACAGCCGCTGCTCGAGGTGACAAAAAAGCCTTCGCAGGTAATAAACCTTTTTTCGATGCGGTAGTTAAGCCTTTAGCGGATAAAATAAACGAGGCTGGCGGGGAGTTCATGATTGTTCCTAGACTTGTGGACCCCCAAAACAAAAATGGAAGACATTCTATAGTTGTAGAGACATTCGATAAGAAAACTGGTGCGCCTATCACTACGGAGTTATTAGGGGGGTTCGCCCGACTTAGTGTTAAAACCAATGAGGTAGCCAGCGGGCTTGCTAGTGCAGAGGGAGCTGTATCAGCAACTAATATAGATGCTCATATAGAAAGCAGTGCTGAGGCTAAGAAGAAGATTATAGGCATTTTAGAAATGCTGCGGGACGGCAAGCTATCTTCCTTACCAAATAATGTGAAAGCCACCATCCTACGCGGGTTTGGGGACCATACTAGGGGGGAGGGTCGTACTATGTACGAAGTAACCACCGCTGTATTACTCGAAGGAGAGTATGGGCCAAAGTACAATAAGATAGAACACAATCTACCGTGGTGGGACATGGGCGGTATTATGGCCATGTACGTGGATAAAGATATTACCCCTGATGAAGGGGTTGCTAAGAAGGCTTTGCTTGAGGCTATAAATAACGCGACCGCTACTGTGATAAACAAAAAGATCGCAGCCTACATGGACAAAACCGGGGCAAAATTGGTAGACAAAACTAATAGCGCAATGGGTGAAGACGGTATGCCAGTACGTGCAGCAAAAGCGTCCGATGTGATTAGCAAGCAGAAAGGCAAGGCTATTGTCGTGCGTACCGCAGAAACAGTGAGGGCCGCTAACAGTCTAAACGTAAATGCGCGCTTAAACGCTATTCTAGAGGCTACTACATCTATGCCTGAAGGATTAATTATAACCCCTACTGAGGCTATAAAGCGTGGTAAAATAGCAAGTAGGCATCTTTCGAATCAAGGCATTATGATCTCCGCGGCGGAAGACCACGTTGGGTTGTTATACAAAATGGTAGGCAAAGGCAAAGAAGGGGCTGAGGACTTGCAATGGTTGCTTGACCAGCTCGTTGTGCCTTATGATAAGGCTGTTGATAATGTTTCCCTAGCAAGAATCCAAAAGCGTGAGAGACTTCGGACAATGCCTAAATCGGCTGAACTCAAAAGTCAGCTCAAAGGGGAGGCATTTGATAATTTCTCTGGAGAGGATGCGGTGCGTATGTACATCTGGAATCAACGCAAATTAGATACAGGTGGTGTTATCAAAAAGGGGTACTCGGAAAAAGCTGTCGCCCACGTTAATTCTAATCCACAGCTTAAAGCCTACGCCGACGCTGTATCCGAAATAGCAGGGCCAATCGCATACGCAGCACCCACTAAACGATGGGCTTATGGTTCAGTTAATCATGATCTCATCGGTGGTATTAACGGGGACTTAAGAACAAAGGAGCTGGAGGCTTGGTCAGAAAACGCTAAAGAGATTTTCTCTGAGGACAATCTAAATAAGTTAGAAGCTTTGTTTGGCCTTAATTACCGCCGAGCTTTGGAGAATAGCTTAGAGCGAATGCGCTCAGGGCGAAACAGAATTAGCGCAGAAAATGATAAGGCCTCTAAAACTATGCAAGCGTGGATTAGCAACTCAGTTGGTGCTATTATGTTTCTTAACGTGCGGTCGTCTGTCTTACAGCTTTTGTCTACGCTTAACTTTATTAATACAACAGATAATAACCCCTTCAACGCTATAATGCGTTTAATCAACATACCCCAGTATGCTGCGGACATGCGCACCATCATGCGATCCCCTTTTCTACGCGACCGAATGGAGGGTATGCGAATTGATGTGAATGAGGAGGATATCGTACAAGCAGAAAAGGAGGCTACTAACATATTTTCTAAAGCACTTAAATTATTGCTGAATAAAGGCTTCCTGCCGACTAGGCTGATGGATGCCACCGCTATAGTATTAGGTGGGGCAGGTTTCTATAGAAATAGGATCAACACTTATTTGGATTCAGGTATGGATCT